CGGAAGCTTCCGGCGGAAGCATCGGAATGCTGATTTATAGTAAGTTAAGAACTTCGAAACTTCTGTAGTAAGAGTTTGTAGAAGTAGCTGCCAGACCAGAGGCCGGAGCAGTACCAACAAACGGATTACTTACGATTCCGTAACGAGTTTTAAATCCAATCTTAGGTTGGAATGTGTTCTCACCAACTGCACGAACCATCTGCAAAGGAACGTAAGGACAATAGAATAGTCCAGCATCAAACGGATTTGATCCTCTATATCCAACTGTTACATAACCTTCACCAGCTGTTACACCTGTGGGTCGTGTAGACACACTAGCGTAATATGGGTCGATATACACTTTAAGTGATCCATTAAGGACACCCGCAAATGTATTTCCAGTGTCATCAACATTTAACTTAGTTGACAATGCTGGAGCATAATCCAATACACCGGCCATTGCAAGGGCAGATGCTACATCACTGGACGCAAGAATAAAGTTACCTTTACCCCTTCGCGTCTGTCGTGCGATAACATTAGCATTCCTTTCAATGTGGTACATTAGACCTTTAAATTTCTCAACTGACCAACGACCAGATGAATCTACATCTAAGTCGAATTGACCGTTGACAGAAGTACCAGTTAGGTTAGCTTCTGATGCGACACCTTCAATCTTGGCTTGATCATTAACCTGTCTAACAACTTCCCTGTTGATCTCCGCTAGGATCTCACCAGAAAGAATATTTGCTAGTTCGGTTTCTGCGTCAAGGCCGTGAATTGCTTTAAGGTCTTGTGCGAGTTCTATAGTGTACTCAGCTTTAAGCGCTCTGCTCTTTGCGGTAACTGTAGCTTTTTCGATTGAGAACGACATTTCAGCGATAGAAGCATCAATTTCAGCAGCTGCCGTAGTATCACCCGCACCTGTTGTGTAGCCTGTTTGGATAGCTGCGTTAGCAGAACTGGCCGCGAATGGGTCAGCTCCTGCATGTGTACCCGATGCAGAGTAGTCAGTATCAGCTTCGTTAAATAACGCTTCTGTTCTGGCTGTTGCGGACGTAGTATCTACATACCTGGCCTTCATCGCGAAGATGAGACCTGTAGGACCAGTCATCGGTTGTACACCACATATATCATATGCTACCAAGTTGGGCATTGCTCTACGAACTAGTGAAATTAGAATTGGGTCCCAGTTAGCTGCTGTTGCAGTTGCTCCAGTACCTACTACAGTACCAGTGCCGGCCCCAAGTGCTTCTGATAAAGCACCTCTATCTTCAGCCATTGCTCGTTCTTGGTTCTCAAGAATAACGGATGTTACAGCTCTTTTGTAGCTATCTTCGATCTTTGGAAGATCGGGATGCTCCAATACTGGTTGCCATTTTTCTTGAAGTGATTCTGACATAAACATTGTTTATATCCCCCTTGTTAAGCTAAATTTAAATTAATCGTCTAATTTAGCAAATTTACTAATTGCGGCAGTATAACCAGTCATTCCTAAGTTCGCATTTTGTACTTGATCAGTACTCAATGGATCAGAATCACTGGAAGCCACTCCGCTATCATCAGAGACAGCTTCAAACTTCTCACCTTTGAAGTAGGCTTCTTTCAATGTAGAAACTTTCTCTTTGAATTTTTCTTCATCTTCGTAGTCAACATCTTCGGCAAGTTCTTTCAACTTCTCTAGCTCACTATCAGCTAGGTCTTTTGAGGCCTCACTAATAATTTTTTCACGTTTCAATTCCTCGACATCTTGAGATAAAGAAATATTTTGTGCTACTTCCTCATTCAACTTGTCTTCTTGCTCATCAAGTCTTGCTGCGAGTTCTTCAACTACATCAAACTTGTCTTCTGGAACCTCAACGTAATGCTCCTCAAACAGTTTCTTCAAACCGTTTATGAAATCTTCTGTGAGTTCGGATTTAAGTCCTCGCTCAATCGCTAATTCATTTTCTTCAACCCAACTTTCAGCGACATAGTTAAGATATGAGTCAACCTTTTCAGATAAATCTTCTTTAATTTCCTCAATAGCTTCTGAAGTTTTTTCCTCATATTGAGTTTCTATTTCTGAAACTTTTTCCCTAACTCTTGTTGCAACTGCTGCTTCAAAAATTGTTTTAGCTTTTGTTTTGAATTCTTCGGATAAATCTTCGTCAGCAACTAAAGCTTCTATGTCATCAGTCATATCGACATCATAAGATTCCTTCTTTGCTTCCTCTTCTTCTTCATCGTCGTCTTCTTCAGATTTAGATGATTTCTTAGACTCAGATTTCTCTTCATCTTCTTCATCTTCTTCATGGTCTTCTTTAGAAAGACCTTTAACGAATGATTGGACTTCTTTAATAGATTTATCTTTAAGAGATTCTACTACCTTACGAATTAAGGCATTTCGACTTAGTGATTCGGATTTTTCTTCGTCTTCACCATCCTCGTCTTCACTCAAGCTTGCTGCATGAGTTCGAAGTGTTTTAACATCCATTTCTTTCATAGATGCAACGGCTGCTTTAAGTAGATCAGCTTTTGACATTTCTTCCAAGCTTGGAGTATCGGCATCAGCTTCTACGTCCTCTTGATTTACTGCTTTAGTTTTGTCTACTTTAGTTTCACCATCATCAACTTCTTCAGGTGAATCACCTTTCTTCTCACCACCGGGTGCTTTGGCTTTGCTTGTAGCATCACCAGCTTTATCGGCAGCGGCCGTTGCTTTCTTTTCAGCATCGGCGTCCGGTTTTGAACCACCTGAGGCAGCTTTCAGGGCTGCTTCGTTGATCACTTCTTCAATAGTATCTTCTAACTTTGACATTAGATTACCCTCTCTTTAATATAATAAAATTAACTAATTCTATTAACATATATTTATACATTATAG